TAATGATTGACTTCAAGACTGGCGCCCGGCTTAATCCTCCGCCTGCACCCCCGGCTTCTTCGTCCCCGGCCAAAACGCAGTGGGTTGGGGCGCAGTTAGTTATCATATTTGATAACGGAGTGTCAAAAATGGTACGCCTGACGGCAGACGAACAGAAGGATATTATCGACAGGCTCCTCTTTAATCGCCGCTCCGGCAAGAAGGACCTGCAGTTAATGGAGGTCGTGGTATTACCTATGCAGGTATTTATCGACATCCATAAAATCGTAGAGAAGGCGGCCGACCACGACATGACTGCGGTGGATGACGCCAAGAAATTCCTGACATCAATGAACCCATGAGTATAGGTTATTACAGGACGGTTACCCGGCGGACTCCTTTTGGATGGCTTGCGATTCGCATGTGCATCCAAGAGGAGGTCTGTCGTGCCGAGGGAGCCACCAAGGAAGAGGCTCGCTATAAACTCGCCTGTAAGATGATCGCGAAGTTCGAGAAAAAGTTTTTAGGCAAAGTTATCTCCCTCCGAAATCCCCCGCCGTAAAATTATTTATTTTTTTCGTTGACGCCGAATTATATAGCCTCACAGTCCGCCGCAAATGGAAAACACTATCCAAATGCCGCAGGCTGGTCTTCCCGCTACCATCACTCCCCCTGTCGTAATGCCAGTACTGAACTTCCAGTCCGCCGCACAGCTCGAGTCTGATGCCCGGAAAGTAGCCGACGATGCAAAGGCCGCAGAGCTCGCAACGCTTCAGGCGAATTCCCTGTTGTCGTACATGCAGAGATGTTTTAACGAGGCGAGCATTGCCCGGCAACTGAATGGAATTACAGACCAGCTTCTCGAGGCACAGCGGCGCAGGCTCGGTCAGCATTCCGAAGCGAAGATCGCACAGCTCCGAAAGTACAACCTTCCGAATTACTGGGTGCCCGTCACGCAGACCAAGTGTATCCATACCGAGGCATGGTTGCGGGATATCATGATGCCGTATGGTGAGAAGACATGGAAGAGTTCGCCCACTGAGATACCCGACCTACAGGAGCATGAGTCACAGCAAATTCTTTCGACGCTCATAGAGGAGGCCCAGCAGTTTATTTTGGGCGGTGGGATGGTTAGCGACCAGCAGATTCACGACGTCAAGGAAAAGATTGAGGATACTTACAAGAAGGCGAAGTACGAAGAGGCTAAAGAAAAGGCCGAGAACATGGAGTCGCTGATTCAGGATCAGCACGAAGAATGCAATTTTAGGGGTGTTTTTAAGGAATTTCAGGCCAATCTCACAACTTACGGGACTGCGTTTTTAAAGGGTCCATTCACTGTCGTAAAGAAATTCCCGAAGTGGAATGGCGAAAAGCGCGTTGTCGAGGATAAAATAATTCCTTCGTGTTCGGCTCCATCACCGCACGACATTTATCCCGCACCATGGGCCAAGGACGAACAGGACGGTTATATCATTGAGCGTATTAAGACGTACCGCGAAGGTTTGAGCACGGTCCGCAAGTTACCCTATTACCAGCAGGCGCAGATTGAACAGCTCCTTCAGGAGACGGCAACCTCGGGCTCGGCGACAATTCAATATGGTGACTGGCAGAGAAATGTTCAGGAGAATAAAGCGCCAACGCCCGTCGATAACCGCCTTGAAATTTTCCAGTTCAACGGTCCTATCCCCGGCTACATGCTTCAGGATTGGGGAATGAAGGATTGCGACGCCGCCCTCGATTATAACGTCGAAGTTTTGTGGAGCCGCAATTACATTCTTAAGGTTATGCCAATGTGGGATGAGGCTGGTGTGCGGCCGTATTTCAGGGGCGTGTTCAAGGCTGTGCCGGGTTCGTTCTGGGGTATCGGCGTTCCAATGCTGATGTCGGCCTCTCAGGATCGCGCCAACTCCGCGATGATTCAACTTCTTGACAATAGTTTATGGGGTAGTGGATTTATAGGTTGGATAGATCAGACGCGGCTGGTGAATGTCGACGACGTCAAGGAGATGCACTCAAAGAAATGGATTGCCTCCTCCTCTGGTCCCGGTCAAAACGGACCTCCGCTCGGTATTGTACAGGTCGAATTGCACATTGCAGAACTCAATGCTATTTACGAGAAGGCGCTGACGGATGCCGACAATGAATCTGGCGTGCCAGCATATATGTACGGCAGTGGCTCAGGCGGTCCAGCGGCCGGGACATATTCGGGGTTGACCACGCTCATGAATGCTTCCGCGAGAGGCATTAAAGACGCTCTGCTTTCTATCGATGAAGTGATCGCTAAATTTATTCAGCATTGGGCCGACTGGTGCTTGGAATATGTGGATGACGAGAGCATTAAGGGTGATATCCGCATTGTGTGTTCTGGGGCGACGGGTTTGTTTGTTCAAGAAATGGTTTTGGATAAGATCGACAATTTACTGGCGCAATCTGCCCCTTACATCAGTATTACTGGTCCGGGTTTCGTTTTGTCAATGCTCAAACAGAAGGCACACATCCTGAAGGTTGACGCGAGTCAGTTGCCGACAGACGAAGAAATTAAGTCGCTCAAAGAAAGCGCTGGCGCTCCGCCGCCACCACAGCAGATCAAGCCGAGCCTTTCAATTTCAGCAAAGATTGAGCAGTTGACTCCGCAGGAACGTCAGGTGGTTATGGGCGAGATAGGTGTTTCGCCTGAAGGCTCAATGAATCCTCCGCCGCCGGAGGAAGGACAGGCATCGGCTCCGACAGGCGAGGGATCGCCTGGCGCGGTCGTTCCTACGACTGGTACGCCAAGTAACGTACAGGAGGTGGTAGAGAATAATCCGTCGCCAAGAGTAAAGCCGATTGCGCCAGTTCAGGGACAGTAAAAAACAACGCGGGTTAAACCGCATAACAAAAAAATACAACACAAACAGCAGGAGAAGTGAAATGAAGAAACGAGTAGTCAGTCTGGTGTCGGGGATCATGGTGCTTGCAATGGCAATGGCGTATGCAGAGAGCGAGGCTATAAATCCCGCTAAGGTTACGACTCCACGGATTGTGGTATACGGAACAACGTATGACAACACCTTCTCTGGTAACGTAAACATAGCCGGAACTCTTACCACAACTGGAACGCTGACCTCCGCCGGAACTCTGGCGGCATCTGGGGCGGCAACTGTTGGTACAACGCTGAATGTCACTGGGGCCTCTACGCTTGCTGGTGGAGCAACCGTTAAGGGTAGAGCCGCAGTTATGGCACCAAGCACAACGTATTACATGCTTGAAAGTGGCACCACCGCCGGAACTCTTGGCGCAACAATTACCCAAGCGTTTACAACCGTGTTCAGTTCTGTGCCGTCTGTGCAGTGGCGTTATTCCGGGGCCGCAACTCAGGATGTAGGCGGAACGGCTATATTACTTCCCACTGTTACAACTGCCAGCGTGGTTTGGGCAAGTGTACAGACGAGCGTTGTATGGACCGCAGTAGGATTAAAGGCCAATTAATTATTGACATGCAAAAACCGACACAAGAAAAAGAGAGACTGAAGCTCGAGCAGGCACTGCGCTCTTTCACAGGGAACGAGCGCTTTGCCTGTGTGCTCTCTTGGCTTAAGTCGGAACTTCAAAAAAGGGATATCGAGAATCGTGTTAAAGGTTTTGAGAATCAGACGTCCGAGGCACAGGCTTTGGCGTTTATTGTTGATTACGTTGCCGCCTGTCAAGTGCCCGTGACAGACCGCGACAGTGCAGGTTCGGACACAGGAAGTGAGTCCGCCGCAACTATCATGTGACCGCATAACGCCGCCACAGGAGTATAGAGGCGACCGACAATAGTGAGAAGCCATGGGAAGAATTATAAAGCCGAAAACAATGACAGTTGAAGAGATGGAAGCCGATGTCAAGGCCGCCGAAGAGGCCGCCAAGAAAGAGGCTGAGCAGTCTCAACAGCCAGCGCCAGAACCGCCTAAGCAGGAAGAGCCCACGCCTGAACCTCCAAAAGAGGAAGAGCCGAAGCCTGACCCCGCGAAGGAGCAACCCGCGCCGGAAGAGACTAAAGTCTCGTCAGCCGAATTGGAAGCATTGAAGACAGCCATAGCAGAAAAGGAAGCGCGGATAGCCGAGCTTACCAAGCGCGTCAGGGATGAGGACGGACGCAATGGTGGCAAACTCGCAGAGCTCCAGACAAGCGTGACCAAGCTGGGTGATCAGCTTCGCCAAGTTATGGAAGAGAACCGCGAACTGCGAAAGCAGAAGCCAGCCGAGCCCGTTACTCCGCCAGAGCCGGATACGCTGGAAACAGAATACCCGGAAGTGGCCAAGGGGGTGGATAAACGTGCGAAACCTGCAATGGACGCCGCCGCTCGCGCTGAGCAGATGGCGAAGGAAGCCAAGGAAGAAACGCAGAAGCTGATCGCAACTCAGCGGGAGCGTGACTACGCGGCATTTCTGACTTCAATCAGGACGGCAATTCCGAAGATGGATGATTATAACAGCGACCCGGAATTCTTGGCATGGTGCAAGAGTCGAAGCATTGGGACGCCATATGCGCGTCAGCAGGTGCTCGACATTTGCTCACAGACCATGAACCCGACGCCAGTTATTGAACTCTTCCAGCAATGGGAGAAAGAGAAAACTCCGGTTACTATTGTTCCTTCTGAGCCAGCGAAGGCCAAACCTTCGAAAGAGGCGCAACAGGAAGTTCCGAGGTCTTCTGCGGCGGCGGCGAAAGCCAAGCCCGCAGTGGACGTTGCCAAGCGGCTACGGGAAATTGAAGACAAGATTTTCCGTTTTGGAACTGGAACAGCAGAAGACCGTTTGGAATATGACAGGCTTCTCGACGCTCAAGAGCGGGAAGCCAAAACGTAATTCAGGTGGTTTATTCCGCCTGCGTTACATAACAGCTAAGGAGAACGAACAATGATTACGCAGGCAAATGGCGTACCGAATATAAAAACTGATGCGTCTGCGGTACTAACGCTCTACTCGAAAAAGTGGAATTTGCGTTATTGGCAGACAGCAGTCCTCCCCGACATCACCACAAGTCAGTACTTCGACAGTCTGACGAAGGGCGATCAGGTAGAAATTACAACCGATCCGACGATCACCTTCAAGTCGTACGAAAACGGCCAGAAGATGGACGTGGAAAGGCTCACACTGGCGAAGACCTCGGTGGTCATCGATCAGGCAGGTTATGTCAACGTCGCACTAACGGACGTCGACGCCGAACTGTCTCACCTGGACTTGGCGAACAAGTATCTGGATATCGGACAGCGCGAAGGCCAGAAGTACATTGACACCGCGTTCTTTGCGGCAATGGTCGATGTGGCCGATGCGAAGAACAAGGGCGCAACCGCTGGTAAGATTTCCGGCAGTTGGGATCTTGGAACCTCCGGCGCAGGTGTTGCGGTTAATTCCACGAACATCGTGAAATTTGTCACATCACTGCAGGCAGTTCTGCAGGAACAGGTGGCCACGAGTCAGGGCGAAAACTGGTGCGTAATTCCTCCGTGGATGCACTGGTGCCTGATGAATTCCGAGCTCAAGAATGCCTTCTTGACTGGTGATGCGAAGTCAACTCTCCGCACTGGTTTTATCGGCATGTTGAACGGAATGAAGTTCTATACCAACGTGTACGTCTCGGGAACTGGCGCCTCTGCGGCCGCTCCGACGGCAATTCTCGCTGGTAACAAGGAAGCAATCGTCTACACACTCCGCCTGAACAAGGCCGAGAAGTGGCGTGATGGTAACTTCGAAACGCTCCTCCAGCTCCTGATGGTATGGGGATGGAAATGCGTCAAGCCCGTCGGTGTTGTGAATGCTTATGCTTACAAATCGGCAGAGCTGTAAGAATAACCCATAGGGGGTGTGTTTACACACCCCTTATGATTACTCTCAACAAACATCAAACAACAAGTCAAGGAGACAGTAAAATGAAGAGCAAATTGATCAGTGCGCTGGTGGCCCTCGGGTTTCTGGCGGCAAGTGCGATGGCAACGACAACGAACGACCTGACTGGTGCTGGTTCAGGTGCGCTTCCGGCTGGCCTTAAAACGCCAGTAGTCATGTCGGGAACTGCTAGCTTTACAACCACAGCGGCTGGTGCGCTGGACGTTTATAAGGTTATCATCATCCCGTCAAACAGTGTTGTAAAGGACCTGTGGTATAAGATCGTGTCGACCAATGCGTCGGCGGCGGTTGTCCACATCGGCGATTCAACACTGTCGAACAGGTATGCAACTGCCGTTGACATGCAGGGTGTCGCGGGAACTTGCGCCTTCGCGGACAGCGTAGGTACCTTCACCAACAGACAATATACATCAAAGGATTATATTGCTGTCAAGGCGGCTGGTGCTATTACGGCTGGCTCAATTCAGGTTAAGGCCGTGATCGTTCCTTTTGAATGATCGTAGCTGACTGAAAACTGAGTGGGGCTACGTCCAAACCGTGGCCCCACTTTCAGCACGCGGAGGGTGTTATGGCTAAAGCTCAGGTCAGCGAAGTATTTAACGAAGTCAAGGATGCACTGAACGATCCCAATGCGGTGCGATGGACAAACGCTAAACTCTACAGGTATCTGCTTGAAGCCGAGCGAATGATTGCGTCGAATCACCCCGAGACGCAGTACGACGGCAAAGTCGAGAACGTGGCCCCTGCACTTCTGACTGCCACCACCGATTACACCACAATCCATTCTGATCATGCTCCGGCGCTTGTGCATTATATGTGTTTCCGTGCATTCACAGAAGACAGTGACTCAGCCGGGAATCAAAAACTTTCCCAATACCATTTTCAACTTTACAAGAACGCGCTGGAAGATGTCAGCGTAGGGAGATAACAAATGATAAGCCGATATGAAGACCTCTATCCGTTGCTTCTCGTCGATCTCCCTCATTGCGATGAGTCTCTAGTGCTACAATCTCTCCAGCAGGCTGGCCGCGAATTCTGCCGCCGTACCGAAGCTTGGACCGAGAAACTGACTTATAATATCGTAGATGCCTCACAGGCTGGTGATGATGCTTATGATACCGCAATAGCCGCAAGCATGTCTGTGGCCGCCGCGATAGTGGCTCGTGATAATGCCGAGAAGGCCGCTCGCTCTTACACTATTAAACCCTCTTATGACGCCGAAATATCGCGCCTCTGGAAGGTGTGGACTAATGGTAGCGATTTGCCTACCGATCCATTGGTCGACCCCATATCTTACTCGTTTAACCCGGCCACGAACGTGCTGGCGTTTAACAGCAATCTTCAGACATACACGCCGACGGCAACCACATGGGTTACTTCGCACGCTTACACAGTCGGTCAGTATGTCATCCAGAGCTCATTGCGCTACCTTTGTTCAATCGCGCACACATCTGGAACTTTTGCTACGGACCTGTCGAATAATAAATGGAAACTGATGAACAATGATTTAATTGTGCGCCCGGTGCTCGTCCCTAGATTATTCTGTTGCGAGCTCGGTGGCTGGTTTATGGAGAAGTGGGCTGAAGCGATTATTGCGAAAGCCAAGGCTCTATTGATGGCGATGAAAAACAAGAACTGGTCCAGCCCGGAACGCGTCAGCTTTTTTGAAAACGAATACAATAAATATATTGCCATTGCGCTCAGGGAAAAATTTGTGGAAAACAAGAATACTGGCGCTGTTTTTTCGACGCCAGCTTGGATTAAATAAGGAGATTTACAATGTGGCAGACCTCAAGCACGCTGTCAGTGAATTTGACGACGGGCGCCATTACACAGAGCGATCCGATAAGTGCTAGGGCGTCACTGCAAATCACCCTTACTGGAGTGGGTAGTCTGGTTGCCGCTAATATGAAGGCGGCTCTCTATCGTTTTGATCTCAGCAACAGCGGCACCTTGGTGGCCACCTGTACCACCTTCACTGGTTCGACCTCGT